AAGGTAGAGGCGAAAAATGAAACCGACCCCTTAGCAGAATTGCTGAAGCGGAATGCAAATTGAAAAGTACGACCGGTATCAGGCGGCGGTGTTGGGAGGCTCTGTGTTGGTCTGTGATCCGGTTCGTAAGGCGGTGGAGCGGCAGCGGGATGATCTTGTACGCGCAGAGCGGGAAGACTTCCCGTACCGCTTCGACCGTGACCTCGCCAACCGGGCGCTGCTGTTTTTCTCGCTGCTGAAATGTACAGCCGGCGAATGGAAAGGGCGACCGCTGGTCTTGGCCGACTTTCAAGCCTGGCGCTTGGCCGTGGTGCTGGGATGGGTGAGGAAAGACGACGGCACCCGGCGGTTTCGGCGGGCCTACGTGGAGGTGGCGCGCAAAAACGGGAAAACCGAGGAAGCCGCTGCGCTGATGCTGTACGGACTGTTGTTCGACGGGGAGGAAACGGCACAGGTATTCAGTGCCGCCACCACGCGACAGCAGGCGAAGATTGTATTCAATGCCGCCAAAATTATGCTGCGGCAGCTGATGAAAGATAGTTCCAGCGTCCGAAAGCGGGCGCTGGTGTTGATGCACCGGGTGGTGGACACGGGGACAGACAGCTACATGGAAGCGCTTTCCTCCGATGCCTGGACACTCGATGGGCTTTCGCCGCACTTGGCCGTGATTGATGAGTACCACGCACACCCGAACAACGAGGTGCTGAAAGTATTGGAGACGGGGATGGGCGCACGGCGGCAACCGCTGACGTACATTATCACGACCGCCGGCTACAACATGGAAGGGCCTTGTTACGCGCTTCGAAGGGTTGGCCTGGATATATTGTCCGGGACGCTGAAAGATGAAACATTTTTCTGCGTGGTCTATACCCTGGATGCCGAAGACGATTGGAACGACGAAAGTGTGTGGGTCAAGGCCAACCCAGGTATCGGAAATACCCCGAAATGGTCGTTCATGCGGAGCGAGCACCAAAAGGCAAAAAATGAGGGAAAAACTGCCGAGCGGGATTTCCTGACGAAAAACCTGAACATTTGGGTGCGCAGCAGTACGGGATGGGTGAAAGATGCCGACTGGATGGCCTGCCCGGCAATTGTGGATTGGGAGAAAATGAAGGGCCTGCGGTGCTGGGGCGGGATAGACTTAGCCAGCACCTCCGACTTCACGGCGCTGTCGTTGTTTTTCCCCGGTGCAGAAGGCCAACCACACACCATGCGCTGGTACCTGTGGCTGCCGGAAGACACCTACGAGGCCCGCCTGCGCACCATGCCCGTACTGCGGGAATGGCACGCGGACGGATGGGTGGAGACCACGCCTGGCAATGTGATGGACTATGACTACATCGAAGCGCGGGTACTGGAAGTGTCGAAACAATATAACTTGCGGGTCGTGGGGGTCGACCCGTACAACTCGAAACAACTGATCGTGAAACTGCAACAGGCGGGTGTGAACATCAATTTTTTTTCGCAGGGCCTAATGCACATGAGCACCCCGACAAAGGAGATGGAGCGCATGATCGCGAAAAAAGAGATCAACACCGGCGGCAATCCGGTGATTCGTTGGATGTTGGGCAATGTGGCAGTTTTTCAGGACAAAAATGCTAATGTTGCTCTCCACAAGGGGAAAAGCACAGAAAAAATTGACGGGGTGATCGCGGGCATTATCGCGATCGGTGAATGGATGACGAACCCCATGCCGCAGGAAAGCTATCTGGAACAAGATGAATTAATTTTTTTGTAAAAAATGGAGATGCAAAATTTGTTTGTGGAGGTGGATGGAAGTCCGGTACACCCAAAAAAACGGGCGGAGGTGATTGAAGACTATACCGCTTTTCTGAAAAAATTTGAACACAAAAAAACGACGGATGATTGCTACACGCCCCCGGCAGTGTATAATGCTGTGTTAGACTGGGTGAATGAGCACTATCCGCTGGCAGGGAAGCGGGTACTGCGCCCCTTCTATCCCGGTGGCGATTACAAAAGCGTGGAGTATGCGGAGGACTGCGTAGTGATAGATAACCCGCCGTTTTCTATCATTGCAGAAATCACGAAATTCTACATAGAAGGAAACATACCCTTTTTCATCTTCGCCCCCCATCTCACGCTCTTTTCCAGCGACCTCAACTGCTCTTTTATCGTCTGCGATACTCAAATTACATACGAAAATGGCGCAGTGGTAAATACTTCCTTTCGATCGAACATTCTGGGTGACTGGAAAGTGATAGGAGCACCCGACCTGAAACAGCGCATTAAAGCAGCTCAAGTGAAAAAAAAAGCGCAAAGGCCTAAATACGAATACCCTGAAAATGTGCTTACTGTAAGCAAGGTGGCATATTTCGTAAGCAAAGGGATAAACATTCGCATACATAAAAATGATTTGGCTTTTTGTCGAACACTGGATATGCAGCTGCGGTATAAAAAAGCCATTTTTGGAGGAGGTTTTTTGTTATCGCTACGCGCCGCAGCAGAGATGACAAAAACAAAAGGGGACGCAAAAGACGGAGCACTTGTATGGGAATTGTCGGAACGCGAATGGGAGATTATTCGTGGTCTGGGGTAGGTATTGGATTGTAACTTTTATATATATGAATATATTGCTTGATCTTTCTCCGCTGTTGACGGATGCCGGATATTTCGCACGGGTGCGGGAACTGACCGGCAGCGCCTGCCCCACAGAAGCCGTCTGGAGGCAGGTGGAAAGGGAATTGCGCGAAGGCACCGGCGGGTACCGACATGCGACATACTCCGCATTTCGGCAAGCCTGGTACCGGCATCTGCGGCAGCGCCATGCCCCCGCGTCGAATCGGGTGGTACTGTTTTTGCTGAATTAATTTTTTTTTCGGATATGAGGGCTTTTGTGATTGCGATGGCGCTGATTTTTTGCGCGGGTGCGGCCAACGGGCTGCACGAAACCTTATTGTACCACTGGGGCGATTTTGCACGGGTGTTTCCCGGTGCGGCGGCAGAATGGTGGAACCCGGCAGAGAGCTGGCGCAACAAGTACGCCGCCGGTGAAGCGGCACAGGGGCCTGCCTTTTTTCTTTCCACGACTGTGCTGGTATTCGTAACGGATGCCAAACATGCGCTGAATGCCCTGGCAGACTGGACCAACCTGATTGGTTTGTACGTGCTGTTTTTTTTCTGGCACCGCACGCGCAAATACCGCTGGCACTTCCTGATGTTCGTGTTGGTGTTTGCGTCCTGGTACGTGTGCCGGGCGATTGGTTTCCACTTGGTGTACACGGTGTTTTTTTGAATGTATGGAGAAAGAGGTGTGGATTGCATTAGCGGGCTTGGCGGGCACCGCTTTCACGGCGTGGATTGCGTACCGCAAGGATGTACGTCTGAAGGAATTAGAGATGAAACAGGAGCAAGCCCCTGCTCCTGCCCCACCACCGCCAGTGCCTGCCCCGCCGGTGGTGGAAGTGGCAGCCCCCGGCGCGGCGCATGAGGTGGCCATGGTCTGGGATGTAGTGTGCCAGTTTTCGGTTTTTGATCGGCTGCTGCGGCGGGTGCATGAAATTTTCGAGCAAACGCCCGTGGATCGCTTCCTGATCCTATACGGCGTAAACGGGCAGGAAAATGTCGGGTCTGTTTCGGTATTCTTCCAAATGTTCCGCTACGAAAAACATGAAATTGACGCAATCAATCGTTATGCTGATATTTCTATAGACGAAGAATATCAAAATATGCTGAAACGAATTGAGCAGCACGAAACGGAGCTGCATGACGTTGAGCGAATGCCCCCCAGTCTCTTGCGGGACTTCTACCAGGCGGATGGCGTGACATACAGCGTAGTCAAGTTCATCGCCCGGAAACAAATGTCGCCGGGGCGGGATGTAATAATTTTCTGCTCTTTTTCGACGCAGGGCAAAGACCCGATCGCCCAAAACCATCTGTCTTTGATTAAGGCGAAGTTGGGGGCGATCCGGAAGGCGATTGCGGAGTTGCTGCAAAAGAAATGACAAAAAAAACAGTGCGTTTTTTGGCTGTCGCACTGTTTTGCATTATTTTTGCAACGGATTATATGGGCGGTCAACAGGCCGCGTGTGGATGTCTGATTTGTGGAGCATGGGGCGGCTTGTTGACATTTTGAGATTTTGGAGAGGCAAAAAGCCTGCTGAAATGCGGGCTGCGCCCTGTGGCCCTGTGGGGTCGGTGACTGGCCTTGACAGTCTTTTTGGAGATAATGTTGGTAATCTGGCAGGAGTGCAGGTGTCGAATGAGACGATATTGGGTATTCCTGCTGTGTGGACGGCGGCAGATACTACCGCACGGGTTTTGGCTTCTCTGCCTTTCTGCCTGTACCGCCGGACCGAAAATGGCAGTGAGCCTGCCGAAAATCACCCTGTTTTTTTCTGTACAGCAGAGGAGCCGTATCCGAATATGACAGCGTATCGCTTCCGGTACGCGCTGTTTTTTCGTGCGTGTTTCGGCGATTCCTTCGCAGTGATTGGCCGGAATGGCGTAGGTCGTGCCGTATCCTTTCGCCTGGCTGATCTTATGCCGTTTGAGATGTCGAACGGAGAATGGGTCTATATCGAAAATGCAGGTGCCGGGCACGCGTTTCGCGCGTGGTTGCCGGGTGATGTACTGCATGTCCCAGGGGTTTCTGTGAATGGATGGGAAAGTAAGGATGTCGCACGGGTGCACCGTGAGACTTTCGCGGTGGCAATTGCCTCTACGCAGTACGGCAGCGCTTTTTTTGGGAACGGTGCGCATATTTCCGGCGTGATTGAATCGCCTGTCCCGCTGTCGAAAGAGCAGATACAGCGGCTGCGCGAAGGGTGGCACGCGAAGTATGGGAGTGTGCGCAATACAGGCAGCACCGCCGTCTTAGACGAGGGAAAAAAATATTCCAAAATTGGCCTCACGCCTGAGGAGGCGCAGATGACAGACACCCGGCAGTTTCAGGTACGGGATGTGGCGCGTATTTTCGGAATGCCACTGCATCTTTTTCAAGACCTTGGCGACACAACGTTCAACAACGTGGAGAGCCTGGCAACGCAGTTCGTGACCCTGTACCTGCGTTCCTACTGCGTGAAGACCGAACAGGAATTTGCGCTGAAAACGCTGACACGTGATGAACGCACGGGCCGGAAATACTTTTTCAAATTCAACATGAATGCCCTGCTGCGCGGAGATACCAAAACGCGCGGGATTTTCTATACCCAAATGTTCAATATTGGCGCGATGAATCCGAATGAAATTCGGGAACTGGAAGACATGAATATGCGGGATGGGGGGGATGAATTTTTCACGCCACTGAACATGAATGGCAGCAACAGCGACGCAGCCAGCGGTGATGGCACACAGGACACTGCGCCTCCCGAAGCCACGCCGGGCAGCGCAAAAACAAATATGTAATGGGAGATGTAACAGGACAGGAACGTGCGCAGGGCACTGAGCGGGAGCGGCGCTATGTAGGCGAAGAAGTGCGCTCTCTGGCCCCGACTGGCGATGCAGAAAGCCGCCAGATCGCCGGGTATGCTGCGGTTTTCGATGTGTATGCAGACATGGGGTGGTATTTGGAAGCCATTGACCCTAATGCCTTTTCTGCATCGAAAAAAAACGAGTGCGCGTGCCTGCACAATCACGTTGACCACCTGGTGTTGGGGCGGGCAAAAAACAATACCCTTGAATTGCGGACGGATTCGCATGGACTCTACTACATCAGCTCTGTGCCGAATACGACGGCAGGGAATGATCTGCTGGAATTGATTCGGGGCGGGTATGTGTATCAATCTTCCTTCGGTTTCACGGTGAAACGGCAGATATGGGAGGAAGTGGATAAGGGCACGCTGGCCGGCATAGTGGATGCGGCAGTATTGGACAGGCTGGCTTATGGGGGAAAAGTTGAAATACGGCGGATTATGGAAGTGGGCGAATTATTCGACGTTTCGCCCGTGACCTTTCCGGCATATACCGATACGACGGTGGCGCAAGCCTACCGATCGAGACAAAAAGCGGAAAAGGGAGACACACAAAAAATTTTTCAACAACTGCGCATCATGGACATGGACCTGAGGATGAAGGCGATGGCGGTGGAAATGGAGCGCGAAAAACAGAATTGAGGGCATGGCATTGATTGACGATCTGAAGGTGAAGCGCGAAGCCGCATACACGGCGCTTCAGGAACTTCGGAAAAAAATTGACCCTGAAAAGGGTTTTTCTGCCGAAAATGAGGCGGAGTACAACCGGATAGACGGGGTGTGGCGCGGTTTGGACGCTGCCATCAAAGCCGAGTTAGATGTCGTTGAGCGGGAGCGCGCGCGCGGCGAGGCAGAGTACATGGCGAGGCAGGCCGAAAATGAGCGCGGGAAACAGGGCTC